ACGCGGTATCGCCCACAATGGCTGAACCTTGAGGGTAAAGCATCATGCCCCACGGAAACATTTCTGACCGGGCAAAATCATACGCATACCAGCGGCCAATTTGGTCTTTCTGAATATACAGCGTTCCCTTGTGCAGCGCGTATTTAGTGCCCGTGCTGAACACTTCGGCATTGGGCGCGTAGGTGATGGTCGCCCAGGTATTGCCCGCGATGTCGTAGCGATGCAGGTTTGCAGAACCGCCACCCTGAAAGGAGTAGATATAGCGTCCGTTCAGAATGGCGCTTTCGTTGTTCCAATCGCTCTCCGAAACCGGCACCGAATGCACCCAATGCCCGGACATCCCAGCTTGAGGTGCGTTTGCCCTCGCCGCTATCGGGGATAGCGTTGACCATGTGTTCGCCGTGATGTCATAGCGATACATTGTAACGGCGTTGTTGCCGATGTAGTAAAGAAAATTGTCATTGCCAGAAATGGCGTAAGTGCTGGTGACGTCTGGCGTTGTGGTCCAAGTGGCAACGGTCAGCGTGTCCGCCGTGTTAGCAGTGATGGTCCTGATCTGGCCTGCGCCCGTGCCGCCAGTAATGCGGACCTGCGAATTGATCCACTGTGATGTGGCCCATGTCTTGCCGGTCTGCACCAGTGTCGTGCCGGTAGCGCTGGTCGCTGTGCCGGTGGCAAAGCTTTTGAAATCACCGTCAATCATTGAGGGTGTAGCAATCAGCTTTCCGTCAGTGCCTAAAGAAGCAGGCAGGCCCGTCTGCGAAAGCGTTGTCCATGTGTTGGTCGCGTAGTCATAAACGCGAAAGGATGCCGCCGCCAAAGTTCCCGCACCCAAGACATACCAGCGCGGCGTCAGCAGGCGATAGACCGTCGAAGCAGAAAACGCGACCGCCTGGGCAGGCGTGACGGTAATAACCGCATTTGCGGCGATGGTGTTGGACGCAATATCCAAAACCGCGCCAGCGTTCGGCCCGGCCATAATGAGGACCTTGTAGCCACGCAAGTCCCGCGCAAGGGTTTGGTTTGTAATAATCGTGGTTGTGCTGCCACCCGTCGCAGTCAGTGAAGCTGCGCCCACCGTCGAGCCTGTTGACCACGCGCCAGAAACCCCAGCCGCGCCCGCGCCAAACGTACCGGCCAAGCCCGGTGAGGTAATCGGCACCCATCCATCCTCGGAGGGATTATAGATGAAAGCCTCGGAGTTGCTGCGAACGCAAAGCTGCTGCTGTCGAAAATGGCGCGATGAAGCAACGAAGGTTCCAGCCTGCGTGGTGGTGGGCAGAATGGCACAAAATTCCCACCGCTTTAGATCAAGAATTTTTTTATTGCCGTTTGTGGTTGCCATTTTAGCTCACCGTAATGTTGCGGCGGAGGTTGTCCGCCTGAAGGTGCATTAGCGCGGGAATTTGGTCATTTGATGCAAAGCCGCCCATCTGCGTTTGATTGGTCAAGGTGGCTAAGGTTTGATTGCCCGCCAGGTTTGCGGTCATCAGCAAGTTACCCGCAGTGCCTTGACGCGCCTCAAAGATCGGCTGGCCAAGCGCATTTGGAAGCGCGAAGCCGATGGTTTTGGTCAGGGCCGCAATCGCAATCCGCATGGCCTCGATTGCTTCAATCAATTCACCATATGCGGCGACCGGAAGCGGCGTTGAACTCGAAACATCGCCTCCATCTACGCCGTCAGGGCCAAGCATTACCTTGACGCGCTGGACTTTGCCGCCCGGTATATTGTCAACCGCGATCTGTTCGCCAGACCCCGGCGTGTAACCTACGAAATCGCTCATGCGTTTCCATCCGTCAGGGTGAAGGAATTGACTGTGAAGGGCTGCGCCGCAGTAAAGCTAGTGCTATTGACCGTCATATCTGTTCCACTGGTGCCGACCGTGCCTTGAATATGGCAAATCGTCACACCGCTATCATAAACCCGGAAATGCCCTGCCGTGCCGGTGTTATCGGCGCTCAAGTCTTCCCATGTGCCGCTTTTGGACTTGCTGCCACCGCTTGCCGTCGCCATCCAATCGGAAGGCAGATTGATCGTGGCAAGCACGGTGCCGCTATCCGCTGCCGCGCAATTGACTGGCGGGCTGCCCGTGAAAATCTTCAACACCGCAGATGCGCCGATAGTCGTTTCAATTGCATCAAGCCGCGCGTTACGCACTGCGACAGAAAGCTGAACCGCCATAATCTATGCCCCGCCGATCAGTTCAAGACGGTTTCGACGCCCATGGCGCGGCCATCAGGGCCTCGCACCACGCGCTTAGGTGCCGTCATGGAAGCCGCCAACTGCGCCAGCGCCTGCATCTGGATTTGCGCCGTGTCTGTTTGCTGTTGCTGCATCATCTCTAGGCTTTGGCCCAATGCGGCAAGGGATGCCGCCAATTGCGTCAAAGCGCCTTCGTTGCCTTGCACCAGCGCTTCACGGTCAGGCAATAGCGCGTCCTTGCGGGACTGCATCATCTCGGCCTCGCGCAAGCCCATCTCGCGCGCTTTCAAATCCGCGTTAAACGTCAATTCCTGCTCTCGCAGCATCAGCTCACGGCCCTTAATTTCGCCTTCCATGGCCAAGCGCTGCTGATCAGCCTGCGCCTTCAGCATGGCCGGGTCAGGCTGCTGCTGTTGCGGCTGCTGCGCCATCTGTTGCGCGCGTTGCTCCAGCGCCTGGAATGACGCTTCGATTGACCCTTCCAATTGCCGCCCAGCCCGGAAGCGCCGCGCCAGGAATACCGCGCCTTGCCCAATCACCGGCAACAATTCCGGCGCTTGCTGCGCCATTGGCAAGCTGGACGCCATGTAATTGCCCATTGCTGTAAGGAACTCAGTCGCGGCCTGCTTATCGGCGGTTTCATCAACCGCAATCGTGCTGTCTGTCTCGATGTCAATGCGGAAACTCCGCATCCGATCATTACGCAAAAGTTGCACCGCCGCCATGAAATTCTGCTGAAACTCTGGCGCCTGTTCTGCCAGGCCAGACATCAGCGCAATCGTTTGCGGCTGGAAATGCTCGGAGATGATTTCCGCCGTCATCGCAATCACGTCACGCGCAAACCGCGCCACCTCGGACTGCTGTTCCTGCAACCGCAGCGCCGCGAATTGCCCCTTGATTTGCTGCGCCGTGGCGGTTTCTGACGGCGCGGAATAGCCCCGAACAATGTCAGAAATGCCCGTGATCTCATAAATCTGCGCTTTCAAGACTTGCTCGCGCGACGTCAATTCGCGGATGGTGGCGATAATGCCATCCAGCGGCACGAAATCCAACACTCCGCGAAGCCCGCCCTTTTCAGAGAACGCGGCCCAGGTATTCACCGGGATCAACTGATTATCGCTGGCCTCGGAGAACAGACGCCCAACACTGGCGTCCTGCGATGCGTCATAAACACCGGCAACGCGGCAAGCTTCCGTCAGCATGGAAAGGCGCAGCGTCACGCTGTCCAAGTCGTCAGCCTGATCCTTATACATCATGTAGTCAGGGATCGGAATTAGGCTCTCTGTGGTAACGGTCGCAAACATCGGGCGCGGGCACGGAAAGAAATCACGCAAGCGCAGCGGATCGTCGCGCTCGTCAAGCAAGCCCTCATAGCCGCGCGCAAGCCAACACACTTTGCGCTCTGCCTTGCTCCAAATCTCAAACACGTCAGCGCGGGCGGAAAGCCCATCACGAAAACGCGCCTCCGCAGAATCATTGCCGTTTTTGTCGGCCCGCTCATTCAGCGGAACCGCGCTGCCAATCTCTTTGCCGAAACGCTCCACCAATTCGGCGCGCGTCATCTGCACCTTGCGGGCAACCCATGACACCTCGCGCCAAGTCTTGGCCGGCGACATAAGGAAGTCTTCCCACGCCACATAGTCATGCGCGACTTCTTCAAACACCAGCGCCTCAACTGGCGCCTGGGCTTGCGTTTCCGCCTCATATTCGGCGGCGTCATCCGTCACGCTGACGCCATCGGCGGGCGTCGGCGGGTTCATCTGCTGGAAATGCGGCACATAGCGCAGCCAGGCCGTGCCGCGCCCGACGATAAGCCGATCATCGCGCGCTTGGCGGATTACCTCGTCAAACTGGTCGCTGTCCGTGGCGAAAGTGGTAGCCCGCTCCAGCGTTTCCGCCGCCGCCTTGCCAATTGGGTCAGCATCGCGGAAGCGCCGCTCCACCACGGGCTTCGCGCGCCGCGCATATAGCGCAGGCTTCAGGGTTTCGACGTTGCTCCAAAAAATATTGATGCGGCGTTGTGTTTTCTGAAGCTCATTGCGGTCGTCGCGGTAGCGCTTCAAGCACTTCTTGGCAGTCTCATGCCAATCGCGGCACCACTTCTCGGCCTGATCAATCTCGACCAGCCATCGGCGATACTTGCCCTCTGGCGTCTTGTATTCGAGATCGTCCGGCTCTTGCGACATTACGCTAAAACCTCAATTAAAAGCGCGGCAAGTGCCGCCGCCAGCGCAGGCCAAGCGATGTCACGCCCAGCGCGCGGCTTCCATTGCCACGGCCAGATGCGGTTGCTTCCAAAGTGTTCTTCCGATTGGCGCCGTTCGCGCCCGACATAGAACCCAATGGCAAATCCAGCGCCGATAAGCGCAGGCAAGCCAAACAGCGCGCATGGGATACCAATAGCCGAAGTCAGCGCAGCACCAATCAAAGCATGACCAACCCCAGGCGGTATTTTGCGGGTCACGCCAAACCCCCAAGACTATCATTGCCGTTGCCGCCTATCAGCGTGTCGTTGCCGGAAGGCTGTTCCACTATAATCGGCGCGGGCTGATGCCACGGCAGCGGCAACGTGATCGGCTCTGCTTTTTTCTGCGCCACTTGCTGCATCACCATATCTTCATAGGCTTTGCGCTGCCCGGCCATTGCGCGATGAACCCACGACAAAACCTGTTCTTCCGTCAGTTCCAAATACGGCGTGAACTCCGTTTTCGGGTCATAGACAAATTCTTGAAAGCCCGTCACGCTTGCCGTGATGTTCTGGTCGCGCCCATTTACCTGCCATTCAGCGCGCACCACAATCGCGCCATTTGGGCGCTGCTGGTCCACCTCGGAATTGCTCAGCGTGGCAAATAGGTTTGCGATTTTCCATTCGATCATTGGTCTATCCTCAATTCCACTGCACATTGCCAGTCCCCGCCGTGAAGGTGGCTACCGTGTCGCCGCCGACTGAGGCCGTGGTGAACGTCAAACCGCCGCCTGGGTTGGAAATTGTGAGCGTGTTCGGGTAACGGAGGATGACAACGCCTGAGCCGCCAGCGCCACCAACGGCAAATCCACCCGATGCCCCACCACCGCCGCCGCCAGTATTGGCAGAACCGGGCGAACCAGAGGTTCCTGTCGCGGAAGCCCCGTTACCACCGCCGCCAGCCCCACCAGTGCCAGCCGAACCGCCACCGTTGACAGGAGCGCCGCCACCACCACCGGCATAATTTAGGGAACTACCAGTTATGCTCGATGCCGAGCCCGCGCCACCATTGCCGCCATTTGCACCTGATGATGCTGCCCCAACGGCACCAGCGCCGCCACCGCCGCCACCGGGAGCTTGATTACCTGTGCCACCGCCCGCGCTACCTTGACCGGAAGTTCCTGTTCCAGCCGTCGGGGTGCCGCTTAATCTGTAGCCAGCCCCACCACCAGATCCACCGTTTGCGCCATTTCCAAGTGAGGCAATGGACCCACCCCCCCCGCCGCCGCCCGTAGATGTAATTGATGCAAAAACAGAATTGCTGCCGTTACTGGCTGATGCGACACCGCCAGCACTTCCAGGGCCACCTGCACCAACAGTAACGGTATAATTGGTCGCAAGCGATATGCTTAATGTGCTTTCCCTAAAGCCACCCGCACCACCGCCTCCGCCAGCACCGTGACCCTCGCCACCACCACCGCCGCCACCAACGACAAGGTATTGGACGGTGTTGCCGCTGCCAACCGCATCTGCCGCCCGCAACCGCGTATTTAGGCGCTGTGACAATTTAACGGCCTTGGCCTGACGTGACATAAAGCGTGGTGCTGCCAGATCCACAAATGGCTGCGATCTGCGCTTGTCCGGGCGGTTTACTCAATAGTTTGGCCTGACCGGCACCAATCGGATATCCCGCCGTTGTTGCGGTGGCTCCGAAAACAATAAAGCATGGGGAAGATCCAGTATTCTGCACTTCAATGACAGACGCTGCCGTTCCAGCTGTCGCAAAACTTGCGTTGCTGCTGGTGGTTGTTACGGAAAGCGTTAAGGTCTCGCCGGGCGAGAATGGGGCATTCAACATGGCGGATTTCCTTACCAGCGCGCGGCTTGCGGCGCGGTTTTCCATAAATCGTTGAAAGTCGCAGTATTCGTGCCACCGACTGACACGATATTCCCCGGCTTTTGCACCGGCTTCTGCCGCACCCAAGGGCGGCTCATGCAAGCGTAGCGCGCCTCGTCCGGCGCGTGGTCTTCGCCGTCACTGTCCACATCTTCCGGCCTATCCGGGTCATGCTGCAACGCCGGCAAAGTGCGGATCAGGTCGCGGCACGTGCTGAATATCAGCAAACCCGGCCCTGTTTCGTCACCGCGCAACCTAGCCCGAACTTGGTCCCACCCGCCTAGCGCGCCTTGACGCGACACGCGGGCATTATCCGCCGGGCGGAAGAAAACCTTGGCGGACCGCGCCATGC